CCGCCGGGCTGGTTCCGCGAACTCGCCGATCAATTCCTCGACTTCTTTAATTCGCATACGTTCAAGACCCTGAACCTCTATTATGACCGCTCCGGCAATAACTTCCAGAAACAAGGTGAGGACTATGCCGGAAAGATTAAGGAGGCTATCGAAAAGGACGCGGCCGGCCGACGTACCAGCTGGACTGTCGTACTGAAATCGCGCAAGCAAGCCACGATTAAGCAAAACGCCGAATATGATTTTATGCACGAACTCATGCGAGGAGAGAACGAACGCCTTCCCCTGTTGCTTGTCGATGTTCTGAACTGCCCGGAAATGGTGTGCAGTATCGAAGGCGCAAAGGCCGAAGTCAAGCACCGGGGCCAGCAAAAGGTGGTGGCGAAAGTCAAGAAAACCGAGAAACTGGAGGCGAAGAAACTCCCCCGCCTGTCGACCAACTTCTCGGACGCTTTCAAGTACCTGATGATGCGCCGCGAGTGGCTGAACGCCGCCAAAGCCGCGCCCTCCGCTGCTTCAGGAGCGGCGGAACTTGCCGAACAGTGGATGGCCGACCGATTCGGCGACTGACATAGTTACCGGCTCCCTTACCGACCATATTACCGCCCGACGGCCGACGATGCCGCCGGGCGTTGTTTTGCGCCCTCTGTGTCGCCGTGTAACGCCGTAACAAATCCAAATTCTCACATTTCACTATTGGTAAGAGGTGGTAATTACTTTTCCACTTCAGAGCGGCCCGCACTTCGGAGCGTGTCAAAAATCGCGTTTTTATTTTTCAACGCGGTTAACTATCTTATTCATAGCATAATGATGTTTTCAAGACCAAAATTTTACGTCTGAAATGCCGTTTTTTGCTCCGCAAACCTCAAATTTTACCTCATTACCGCTAAAAATTCGTAACTTTGCACTGTCAGACACCCGGAATCCGGCGGAGATAACTCCAATCTTACGCCACATGCCCCCCCAACCAGCCCGGAAGTAAAAACCGAATTGCAAAAAACCGATAAAGCGGCCAAAGGCTGCGGAATGGTGATTTTTGCAGCAATAATAATCGCTATAATATACGCGGTATTTCAGGGCATAAACTCTGATTCTGCCGGAGATTCAAGCGATGAAATCCAAGCAGCCGCTTTC